CTGTTCTGGTGAATACTGTTGGCACTTGCACAATTCTAGTATAGTTTCCGACGAAACTGTTCTGACTATACGCCAACCTAATCCTAGAATAGACACTAGTTCTTGAAGAAACTATCCCACGGGTATAACTAGAAGTGCGAGTTCTCAAATAATCTCTGGTGAAGTCTCTCTGGAAGTTTAAGGTTCTTCCGTATGCACTTGTTCTAGTATACTCACCCGCAAAGTTTCTACTATACGAACTGTTTCGAGTATAGTTTCCAGCGAAATCACGGGTGTAGTCACCGGCAAAGTTTCCTAAGAAACCTCGTGTGTATGATGAGTTTCTCGTTGTTGTATAATTACCCAAGTAGTTTTGGGTTCTCATATAACTGACCGTGCGACTATCGTTTGTAGGTTCGTTAGTTGCAGTCAAAGTAATTCGTTCAGCAGCAGTCGAACCCGTGAAGTTATGGATCATAGAATCCAGATCATTGGCTTCGGTATTAGTGACAGGATATACTCTGGTGTGATACGAAACGTTAGTTATGTTGACCCCTGCGTCGAACTGAATCGAAGCGCCTTCTGTAAGGGTCTGTTGATCGTTTACGTATGTAAGTGTTCCCGCATAGTCTGTGTCAACGTCATCTTCGCTTGGAGCGGTTGTTGTGTTGGACCCATCATCTGTGGTGGTTCCTCCCGAAGACCCGTATAGGTCGTTGGGGTCTCTTAACTTAACGGCAAGGATAGCAGAGCTGTTTCCGTCAATGAAAAATCGACCACCGTGACCTTCTTCAAGGTCTAAGAGTCCAGTTACCGCCCACGCGCTTATTGAGGTCATGCCTATAGCAAAGATATATTCTACTTCATTATTCAAATTCCCACTGTCAGTTAGAATTCTGTTAGTCCAGTTGATATTGACATAAGCACCTTCCTGACCATGGCTGAGAGTCGAATATTGATTCTGAAAATTTCCTGGCGTGTAGACCTGTGTTGCTGGTGGTAGATACGATATAATATAAAATGAATCATTAGTGATCGCAGACCTTGAGTCATAAGCAAGGATAGGATTTTCATCTGTATAGAACTTACTCCTTACTTGTAGTCCATAGTTATCGTCTCGACCTATACCTTCAGTAACAACATCGGTGGATCGACGAACAACAAAGTAATCGAATTCAACATTCCATCCTTCTGCGAGCGCGAGTCTAGTTCCTCTAGGGTCTTGTGGATTTGAATAGTACTCATAAGCACCACCCCTAAATGTGATCGCTCCATTCTCAGAGTTGGTTCTCATAAAATAATACTGAGGTCCATCGAAGTTCACAACGGTTGCGGGAGCGGGGTATTGGGTTTGAGTTTCGAAGTTAACATTACCCGGCGCAGTTGGATTCTTAACAAATAAGAAATCATACGGTCCAAGAGGATACGATAGGTTTATTACACTCGCTCGACCTTTCTCTGTGACTACTAGGTTCAGAGTATCTAACTCTGTATCGAGTACAGTAAAGGGAGTGCTATCGTGTCCTGTAATTCTAAACCCGAAAGGAGCGCTATCGTTACTCATTATGAAATCCTAAATGCTAACACGACACCTGATTTGGGATTTTGATCGTAATTAGTTATGGTGAAATTGCTTTCGGTTGTATTAGACACTACCACGCCACGCAGATAATTCCCTATTATGCCAGGCCCCATTAAAGTGATTGCTACTTTCGTAGAGACATTAGCATCTGCACAAGTTATTGTGACACTTTCATTCGTCGCTAAACTGAAGGCAGAGTAGACTACTACGTTAGAGGAACGTAACCTGCTTGATAGTACTGGTGTTGAGTTGTTTGGTCCACGAACCTCGATGCCGTAAGACATGACCTACTCCTATGGACTTTCAGGCCAGACTACGGAATCTAAAGAGACATAGTCTTTTGTGATGTCTCTTAATGCCTGACGATATGTCTCCCACTGTTCACGCTTTGCGTCCGTTAAACCATTATCGTCCAATCGAGTCCAATCACATTCGCCTAGTTTTACATTCCTCTCTCGGCGTAGTTCCTCAAGTAGATCTTCCGGATCCCATGTCCATTCACTACCGTCCCACTGGGCGAAACGATTTGGTTTGTCCGGACGACTTACCCAAGACTCTCCGTCCCAGATAGTGGTGCGCACAAACTGATCCCTAGACACCGGAAGTTCTCCAGTGATGTGTACAATGGTCTGTCCGGTTTCAGAGTCAACGCCTTCTGGTGGATTGTTCGACGCTTTACCGAAACCCATTCGGACGATCTCACCGTATGAATTGCAATAAGCAATATACGAGACTATCATATTTGTTCTCCATATAAAATGTTAGAAGGATTTGGGTGTGCTATGTGTGAAGACTGCGGTCCGGCTCTTAGTCTCCAATAATAAATTCCACTCATGTTTCCTACGAAATAACTAGTCTGAGTAAACCCTTCCCTGTATCCTCTGCTTTCAACTGAGGTGTAGTTTGCAGAAAAGTTATTTGCAAAAACTATATATCTTCCCTTTACCTTATTTCCTGTATTGACTCCAGCGGTCCCCACAAAACAATTTGCAACATCAACATATGCATTGGTGTCAGATGTAATCAGATTGTTTATCGGACCTCCGCCGAATCCACTAGAATCGTTTGACGCAAATGGATCTCCATTATGTTGTTGAGCCTGTGAGTATCCTAATATACCTAGACCACCATCTCCGTTGAGGTATCTACTATCAAATAGAACATCACCGTCTGCATTTAAACACTGTAGGGCATACTCGTTTCCAGAATATGTCTGAGTGTTTGCTGGGGCAGCGATAATATAATTCACTACCACTGGTTGAGTTAACGGACCCGATTCTGAAGTTGCTGTCCCATAGAAAGTAACAGTCGAACCTGAGTAAGCGTGTGCAACGAACGCAACATTTCCAGAAGAAGGTTGGACGTTAACGAAAACTCTAGCGGACGAAGGTACATTGGATACGCTCGAAGCAGTACCCGCATCGGTCACAATTAATCCAGAATCACTGGAACGGGTGGTGTCTATCTGAACCCTACCCGACGCATCAAATGTTTGTAGACCAAAACTCACGATTAAAACCTCAGTATGTAAATGTCACCAAAGAAGGCAACGATGCTAGCGTTGATCCTAATTCTATCAGACAGAAATTCGTATCTTTCTTCGTATTCGGAACTAACAGTCCACCCACCATCGGAGAGTTCTACGATCGCCACCGTGGATGTGCTTACACCTGTCATGTCCATTGTAAAATCGATAAACTCTGGAACTCCATTTACGCCTTGTGCTAGACTGACGTTGGTCGCAAAGTCAAGAAGCGTACCGAATCTCATATTCGGTGATATGACTTTCGATGTCCCGTCTACGTCATAGACTTCTAAACCATAACTCATTACAGTTTACCTAGTTTCACCCTTGGGTTCCCAGAACCATCACTAATAGTAATTAGGTTACCCGTAATGTTCATAGATCCTGTCGTGTCAGATGTGGTTACGTCTAGTTCTCCAGTAACCTTAGCACCTGACATTTCAACCACACCATTCGCAACACTGAACGGAGCGGTACCATTACCAGTTCCATCTGAGTTTAAGATCTTGAATGTATCGGTTGTGATTGCAAAGTCGGAAGTGGCACCATCGTTACCGAACTTAATACCCGCGACTTTAGGATTGTCTTCTGTTCCTGCGACAAGACTGATACCCCATGTTGATACTGTGTTGCCTGCCGAGTCAATCAAGGCAGTCAGTGTTTGAGTCGCCGCCGCAATATCGCTGTCGATCTTAGCATTAAGAGTATTCGTCAACGATGTTTCGACTGAAGTGATTCGACCATCGACTACATTGATTTCTCCAAGTAATGTAGACTCTGCGTCTGCGATGGCTTGCGATAGACTACCGTCTGCGTTTGTAATATCTATCTGATTGTTTAAGGTAACAATATCTTCTGCGAGTGTAGTGATTCTATTTTCAGCAGAGTCAAACTCTGTACGAGATACTAAAGTAGACTGCGCATTAGATACCGCATTGATCTGCGAACCAAGATCACTATTTTGTGCAGTCAGACCTGTTTGAAGATCTACAATCTTTGCCGCCTCGATTACAAGTTTGTCACTGTCCGCATCCATGCGAAGTGTAAGTGAATCTAGCGCACCACCGATTGCCTCGGTCACTTGTTCTGGTGTAATCTCAATACCACCAGCAATGAACTGATCCAACTCAAGTTCTAGTTGTGTCACGTCTGAGATCAGTGCAGACAGCCCACTGTCGTTTGCAGTGATTCTAGTTGACAACTCATTACGAGCATTAGTGCTTAATGAAATGTAATCACTAAGGTCTTGGGTTGTCAGTAATAGATCAGCGGCCACACTATCGATCACTCCAGACATCACGGAGATGCCATCACTGTTTGCATCAATGCGTGAGATAACTGTAGTGTTCGCACTCGCGATCGCGTCTGCAAGTACGTCCGAATCAATACCGCTTACTGCAATATTTTCTAATGACGCTTGGGTGTCGATGATAGCCTGAGACAGAACGGTAATACCAGAGTCGGTCGCATCGATACGAGATTCAAGTGTGAAGATGGCAGAGGCGTTTGCTTGAACATCTGAATCGGTGTATGTGACATCGGTAGTAATGTTGAACTGTTGTAAGTACTCTTCGTTGATGACTGTAATGAAGAACGCAGAGTCTAGGAAGTTGGTGATGTATTGGTTTAGGTCACTATCATTAGATATGTTGGTGTTACCACCACCGTCTGTCTGGTTTGTCCATGAGGAACCGTTCCACTTCAACACCTCTCCATTGGAAAGAGAAGTAAGCGTAACATCTTGTAGGTCACCGATGGACATGTCCGTTGGCGGTGGGACTACAATAGTCCCGTCAGTGAGACCTTCGAAGTTCTCATTGATCTTGTCAAACGCCGCGTTGATGTTGTCGGCGAGATGTACTGTTTGTATTGTATCAGTCATTCTTTATTCTCCACTAGACGAACCAACAAATCTTTTATCTCACTAATCTCACTCTGCAATGAGGAGACTTCTTTTGATAACGTGTCGAGTCTTTCCGCCTCTTGTTTCTTTGCCTCTTTTCTTTTTCTCGCTCTTGCAATCTCTGACCTGTTGGTGTTGATGATTGCCCCTGTCCTTGTGTCTCTTACTAGGCTGGTGTGCCCTTCTACCTTTTGATATCTACTCATTATACTGCCAGTGCGATCACTCGTAGGTCACGTACTGTTGGTACTTTAGATGAGTTGGTTGACTTCATGACGACCTTCACTTGAAATGCAGTGAATGGATCCACAGCTTCTACTGTGTACTCATACTCACGGAAGACTGACGCGTTCTCATCCGAAGGCACAGTCGAGTCGACTAACACCTCCGACCATTGTGCGGATGAAAGTCCTTCGTCTGTCGCTGAAGTCTTGACGTAGACCTCTATCGATGCATCCGATGGACGGTTCGCACCTAATAGAACCTTCAGTCCTGCCGACGATTCGTCGATCGTGATAGGTGTTGTAATGTGTTGTGCTTCCTCACCGGAACCAATCACGTTCTCTAGTGCAAGGATCGAAGTTCTCTGTAGATCGATGATCGGAGAAACCTTACTATCGTTCGTCTCTAGTGACAACTTCAACTCGACACTTGACTCTGGTTGATTACTCGTGTCGACGTTATTGTCTGCTGTTGCGATTGCAGAAGGGAAGTCCACAACGTTCAGTTGATTTAAGAACACATCTTCAGTCAACTGGTCACCACGCTTCTGGTAGGAGTGACGTGAATCGTTCCTTCCGTCGGCGGCCCCGTAAGACTTCGCAGCCGATCTTTCGATACTACTTACAATAAAGGTACCGTTAGGCGTGATGTTAGAAATCTGTGGTGTGAACTCGTCGAATACAACGTTCTGTGATGCGACGACAGCGGATCCACCGAAGGAAGTTCCTTCAGCCGGATTAGCGTCTAACCCAATAGCAGTGAAGGTGTATCCGAATGCGGTCACACCATCAATCGTGTGTTGACCGTCAACATCGACGCCTGTCGATCCTGAGATCGTTACTGTGTCTCCCTTAGAGAAACCGTGACCCTCTTGAGATACTTGGATACCGCCACTGGAATTGATTGCGGTGAACGGATTAGAAGAGAGAGACACCGAAGGAAGAACCGCGTTCTCTAGGTAAACAAGACCTGTAGTCTGGAACTCTGCGCGTTCTAGTTCGAACATTAAATCCTTGGTCTGGTCTGGAGTCCACGTTGAACCGCTCTGTGACATGAACAGTGAACCAAGAGAAGGTTGCTTTGATACTTTACCTTCAGTTCCACCAAGAATCTCTTCGTAGGTCTGTGCAACGAATACGTTATACTCAACTGACTCTGCAAGTAGGACGATCGCATACTCTTCACCTGCGGTTAGGTATACTGGTTCGTCGAACTCGACTTCAGTTGGCGTACTACGGATTGACGCAATGTCATTGTTAACTGCTACAGTTATGTCGGCAGGCTTGACAAACTTGACAGAGCCGGGTACAATAGTAGTTGTTGGTATACCATTCTCTACCGGACGAATCTGCACCTGCATAGGAATAACATCGTCCTTGCTCTGTACGTAGACGCGTACCTTAGTTAGGAAGATACCGTTAGGATTCTCCGAAGGATCGACATAGAACGACTGTGCAAGTGGGTCACGACGACCACGAATGCGTTGAGGTACACGAGTAGTTCTGACCGTGCGTTGGATAGATTCAATGGATCCGGTCGACGTATATGGTGCAGACGATGACGACATAGCGTCACTCTGCTGTTGACTTGATAGTCGAGATGTGGTAGTATCAATATCCGCATCCAGTATCACAAAGTCCTGTGTTCCTGTACGGAATCTAAACTGATCTGTATTAGGTAAGAAGAACTCGCCGAACACTTCACCCTTATCGTTAGTAGTCAACTGACCAGTTCCTTGTGGGTGTTGAGTTGCCGATGCGAACTCCGACCCTACCTCAGAATCTGTGGTTGAGTATTCAACGAATGAGTTTGTTGGTTTACACCACTGCGATACGTTACGGTTTCCGAAGTATGCGAAGACGTTGGTGTTAGGACGTAGTCCTTCTGCCTTGAATGAGATCTTACGTGAACGCATGAACGGAACGACTTCGGTATCGACTACACGTTCACCGACAAACTCTTGTATCGCACGAGACGTTGACTCAACAGAGAACTGTTGACGTGTGCGTGGACGGTTGACGTTTGTAATACCATTCCACCAAAGGTCTTCGAATCCAAGATCGATAGGAACCGAACGACGAACTGTCGTCTGCATAATTGGTGGTAAAGTCTGTGTCTCCACCCACTGATCACTTGATGGTGATAGTGTGATGTGACCTTCCTGCGTAATGACCGCGAACGGGTTGATGTTCATACTACCAGTAGCTACGTCTTGTGTTATGAACGAAGCGTGTGTGTAAGGTAGTGTTACGTAATCACCAGTGCGAGTTGAATTACCCTGAGACGCATCATGTTTCAATCTAACAAGGTTTTCGCGGAAGGATGGTTTCATTAGACCCGATACCGTCTCGACCGATGCGCGGTAATCTGGGTTGTTCACGTCAGAGAAACTGAACGACGTGAAGTTGTCCGCGATGAATCCGGCCTTCGTTCTCGCAGATCCCTGATCGTCAAGAACAGTAAGCGATTGCGTGTTGGACTCTAGGAGACTCAGTGTGGTCAACTCGTATAGATCATCTACGCGAGTTTCGATAGCAGCGATATCCTTCATGGTGAATCGCTTGTGTGTCTGTTTCTCCATTACCACGTCACTAGAGTTGAACGTGTATGGATTCAGACGGAAGATGTATAGTGGCAGAGATCCGGTTGGAACTTCTGGTGGTCTTGGGTTTGCACTTGACTGACCCTGAATGACCTGTAGTTCACCGATACCAACATCACCGTATCTGTCCTTAGTGTTAGCGACTAGAATGTCAATACGAGGTTCGTAATATTTCACATTGATTAGGTTGATTCCCGAAGCGTTCTGTGGTATGCTTAATGTCGGGAATGAACCATCAACGTTGCGTGATGGACGGAAGTCGATCACGTCACGTAGTGATACTGTGGTACCATCGACGTATGTGTGCGATGGGATGTCTTCATATGCGAGACCTTCGTCACCAGCGTCCTCACCTAAGTATGAAGTCACAGAGAAGAAGTCGCCTGCATCGTGCACGAAGTGTTTGAAGTCAAACGATAGAGTGATTCCGTCTGGTATAGAGAATCCAGTCTTCAATCTGAAAGATACGAAGTCGTAGAAGTTGTCTCGTTGACCACCATCCATCTCATACATGTGCGTGACATCTTTACCGTCGTCCTGTAACACCTGAATGAGTTCATAACCGTCAACCACTGTAGTCTCGACCGACGTAGCAAATTCCAATTGTGCGTGGTCTGTGGTTACTTGTAGGTCTGTCTTTCTTGTCAGTGTCTTCTTACGGTATGTACCGTTTGGTTCGTTAACGTAAGTCAGAACGTTGTAGGTACTGGTTGGGTCCAACCCTGTAAACTTACCTGAGTTGTCAGCGACCTTATCTAAGATACCACCACCGACTTCTGAGATAACCCAGTTCTGTGGTTCGACTCCAGCGAGAGTCAACTCTGTGCCGTCTGGTTGTTGGTTCACTCTTGCAACGGTCTTCACATACTGCGCAGTCGCGATACTGTTTCTTTCTGGACTTGTCTGTGGTAGTGGGAAGATTAGGCTGTTGTTGATCGTACCATAGATGTGGGTATCAACAAGGTAGATTTCATCTCCGTTTATTTTGTCGACAAAACTCTGTGCTTGACTGAAGGTTGCACCATCACCCATCTTGACGTTGAAGATGTATAGTCGGTAACCTGCCGCGTCCTGTTCGATACCGCGAGTGTTCGCGTCACCGATTACTTGTCCTTGATCGTTTCTAATAGTAACTGCACCAAAACTTGATAGGTCACCGAAACCTGTAGTGTTGGCGTTTGTCTCATCGACATAGACCCAGTTACCGTAGTAAGAGGATACGACCTCTCGATCCTTTTGTCTCACAGTCTGTGCTTTAGGAACAACAATCTCTGTACGACCCATGTCTAGTCGATATCCGTCGACGTATGCGATTCCCTCAGAAACATCTAGTAGTAGGTTGGCGTCATCGAAATCTTCAAAGACTGCCGTAAAGTCCTGTGCAACATAATCACCAGACTCTTCCTTGGTGCGTTGAGCAAGCAACTTGTTGATTCGATTATATCCATCGTGACTAGTGACCTCACGAGTCACCACGCCGTTCAGGACACGTGCGACGAAAACAAAGTTCTCATCGCTTGCAATGTCTGTGCGCTTTGTTGGTTCTAGGATGATCTTGTATCGGTCTGCGCCTGGCGCTCCAACATTAGGTTGTGTACCTGAGTTGTCGTAGAGACTCTCATCTTCCGATGCAGTGACCAGAACTTCCTTGATACGGAAACCGATATCGACCGCTTCGTGTTCTGATAGTGATCCGTCCGGATCGATCATGAAACTCTTTTCTGTTGTGTGTACGAAGTGACCTTGTACGAAGTAGTCACCCTCTGCGAATGCCGCACGAACCGCACGACCAGAAGTTGCAACCGTACCTAGGATGTCTAGTCTGTCGTCAGTTACGAAACGAGGTGATCCACCATCACTACTTCCACTTGTAGTATCGATGTATTGAACATACACGATCTTACCCACGATGTCAAGAACCTTTGCCTTGACTCCGTCTTGGTTCTCGACCTCGCGATCAGACGGGAGTTGGTCTAAAGAAGGGAGAGTACTGCTCTCCGTCATCTTGACAAACTCAACTTTGTTGTCTACAGTGACACCGCCTGGATTTACCAGTGCACCTTCTTTGAATATGTTACTACCGAATCGTTCGATCTCTGATTGGATGATCGTTTGCAGTTCGATCAGTTCACGTGCCTGTAGGGCGTGACCACCCCTGAATAGGATACGGTGGTATCCATCATCTGCATCGTAAAAGTCGCGGTAGTCGTCCTTGAATGTGGACGCAGTTATTTCTTTTAAATAATCTTGATCAGACATAATTAATCCTAAACTGTGATGACTACCTTGATATCTTCTTGTTGTTCTGCATCACGACGAATACGTGGTCTGTTCTCAATGTAAAGAACCTCACCTGTATATCGATCGATGCCGTATTTGCGTGTGACGAAGTCAATAGATGCAGTCACGACTACACCCGTTTGAGATACTGACTCACCCGATGCGAACTCTTCGAATCCTGTCGTCGAGTTCTGGTGATAAAATACTGTGTTGCCGATTGACTCATCAACATATGCCACTGCACCGCCTGGGAAACTTGTCACCAACTCTCCGTTGTGGAATGGGGATGACTCTCCATGACCGTTGGTTAAAGTGAAACTTGATAGACACTTCGCACCACCTTCTGTGTATGCGTCCGTCCCGTTCGGTTGCTTAGGGTTCTTAATAACACCAATCTGACGGAAAGAGTTCTCGACAACGAATCGTCCGTTCTCATCTCCGTTTGGTTTGATATTCATCATGACCGAACTTGTTTTCAAATCACTTGCCGCGTCTTTACCTAGACCGGCACTGGATGTAATGATCGCACGAGCTTCTGCGTTACCTTCGATGGATACTTCTGCGTAACCATATCCAGATCCATAAGTGGTCTGTGTGTTTTCGTTTGTACCAGATACTAGATCGATTCTTACAACCCTGTCTCCTGATACGACCGATGTGGCGACACAACCATAACCGTCACCTTCGACTAGAACCGATGGTGGGTTCGCTGGGTCGTATCCGCTACCGCCGTCAGTAACTTCTATACTAATGATCTCTCCACCTACCGCACGATCTGCTACGTGCCACTGTAAGTCTTCAATAGAGTCTCCGCCAGCCAGAGTATCTTCTAAAGGTTGTACAGGGATGTGGTTGGATGATAGGAACTGGTAGATGTTCTCTGGACGTAGAGAGTAACAGAACTTCCACGTGTAACCGTCAGTGGTAGTGAACGGTTCCCAGTGCAGTCGTTGCAAGTACATTGGATCGTTTGGATCTGACACTGTACTGATCGGTGCATGGAACCCATAGTTTGGTTCTACCGTCGATGGTTGATGCGTTCCAGTATCATCGATACCTGACGACAGGCAGATGTAAACTTCTTTCGCATCCGTGAGAACATAGAAAGGGTTGATATCACTTGGTGAAGTCGAGTCGTCCCAACCATAGTACTTGGTACCTGTTGTCCAATTGACTCGACGGGCGACCATGATCGCACCCTCTACCTTTTTGATTGATTGCAGATTATGTCTGAACTCACGTTCTTCTTGTGGGGAATCCACTGGTGGAACCACTACGTCTGCGTCACCGAACTTGTCCGATTTGCCTATACCGATGTAGTAGTGATCCGTCTCCGAATGGATCTCTCCCAGTAATTGTTTTGCGAGTTCAGTTCGCAATGGTTGTCTAACAATAGCTGGCATTATATTGTCCTGTTAAAAATCCCTATTTACTATATAGGGGGTTTGTCCAAAGTTATCCTGATAAGTTACCGATTATTACTCTAACGTTACCGTCTGAGTCGTGGATCTTCAATACATCGTCCTTCAATCTCATGGAGTTCGCTGCACCGTTACCCACGTCTAGGTTCCCAGTAACCTTTGTGTCTTTGAGTTTTACCACGTCTCCGGTCACTTCGAATGGGGTCTGGGTTTGGTTATCCGTCTTCAATAAAAAGTGGTTCGCTTGAATGGTGAACGATGATACACCTGCACCGTTAACTACTTCGAATCCGGTGAATGTATTTGAATCATCCAGTGCGACAAAGTATTTCTGTTCGATTGACTGGAAGTCACTCTCTGTCGCAGTGATGCGTTGTACCAATCCAGCCTGTGCGCTTGCAATAGAACCAGCGACACCAGCAGAATCGTTAAGTGTCGTTGATAGAGTGTCGACCTTATCTTGTGCTATAGTTGCAATACCCGCAGAGTCAATAATTGTCAGTTCTGATATTTCTGATTCAACGACACTCTCTACGGTACCAGATGTACCAAGTCCGATGTTGGTTCTGAAAGTTGATATTAGATTGTTGGTGATTACTGTTACGTCACTATCGAGAAGAATAGTAGACGCGAGCGCTTGACGGGCTTGCGTCTCTATATCAAGATCACTATCAAGTCCTGATACAGAACTTGTCAGATCAGTGATTCTGCCTCTTTCAATAGTTAAGTCACTGTTAGTTGCGGTTACCTGATTCTGTAGACTGTCAGTGACAGTAGAGTTCGCCTTGAGACCAAGTGCCGCAGTGGTATCGCTGTTCAGGTCACTCAAATCTGCGCTTAGAGTAGTGATCCTTCCTTGTTCTACTGTTAGGTCGCTATTGGTCGCATTGACTTGATTCTGTAGGCTGTCGGTGACGGTAGTGTCTGCCTTCAATGCAAGACTAGCAGTGAGGTCGCTGTTGACAGTTGATACAGTAGCGGTGAGTGTAGTGATCCTTCCCTGCTCTACAGTGATGTCGCTGTCATTAGCAGTTATTCTGTTGGATAGATCGTCGGTGACGGTAGTGTCTGCCTTTAAGGCAAGACTTGCATTGACATCGCTGTTAAGACTTGATACAGTAGCGTTAAGTGTGGTGATCCTGCCTTGTTCAACGGAGATGTCGCTGTCATTAGCAGTTATTCTATTAGACAAATCATCTGTAACGGTAGTGTCCGCCTTTAAGGCAAGACTTGCATTAACGTCACTACCAAGACTTGATACATCAGCAGCAAGTGTAGTAATCCTTCCTTGTTCAACGGAGATGTCGCTGTCATTGGCGGTTATTCTGTTAGATAGAGTATCTGTAACGGAAGTGTCTGCCTTCAGAGCAAGGCTAGCGTTGACATCACTGTTAAGACTTGACACAGTAGCGTTAAGTGCAGTAACCCTTCCCTGCTCTACAGCGATGTCACTATCGTTAGCTTGGATGTTGTTCGAAAGTTGATCTGTTACACTAGTGTCTGCCTTCAGAGCAAGACTTGCATTCACGTCACTGTTGAGACTTGACACAGTAGCGTTAAGTGTGGTGACCCTGCCTTGTTCTACTGTTAGGTCGCTATTGGTCGCATTGACTTGATTCTGTAGGCTGTCGGTGACGGTAGTGTCTGCCTTGAGAGCAAGACCTGCATTCACGTCACTGTTTAAGTTTGATACGGTAGCGTTAAGTGTGGTGATCCTACCCTGTTCTACGCTGATAGCACTATCGTTTGCAGTGATCTGATTTTGTAGATCATCGGTGACTGTAGTGTCTGCCATGAACCCAGTGAGGTTACTATCAAGATTACTTACCGACGCTTCTAGTGTGGTGATCCTGCCTTGTTCTACCAATAGGTCACTATCAGTTGCGGTGATCCTATCAAGTAATGTATCTGTAGTACCTGTTGTTGCATACTGTCCGTTGATAGTATTGACCGTACCGCCAAGAGATGTGATCTGTGATTGTAGTGAAACAAGACCACCGCTGTCTGCGGTTACCTGTGCGGTCAAGGTGCTTAGTGCACTAGAGGTCGCAGTGATCGCGCTGTCTGCTGTCGATAGATCGGCAGTCAACTGGACAACGTCTTGGGATACAGATACAAGTCTATCAGAGTCTGCATCGACGCGACTGGTTAGTGTTGCAAGAGAACTTGCAGCGGCAGAGATCGCAGAGAAGTTGGAGTCGATACCTGAAAGGTCAAGTGCGTCAACTGTTGCACCGATACTGTCTACGCGTGAGGATATTGCGGACAGACCCGTTGCACTATCGTTGACTTGAGTAGTCAATGTCTGTAGTGCGGCAGCGTTTGCCTGCACCCCTGCACTGTCGAGACTTCCTAGGTCGGCTTGCAGTTGTGTAATCTTCTGAGACTCTACTGATAAAGCACTGTCGGTCTGTTGGACAGAAGTCGTTAGTGCCGCCGTAGCATCTGCGGCCGCTTGGAGTGCGATACCTGTTTCACTATCCAGTACTTCCAAGTCCGAACGTAGTGTTGTAAGCGCCTGTGATACCACTGTGAGGTCGCTGTCATCTGCCTTCTCGTTTACCGTGGTGGTCAGAGATTGTATCGCAGAGGCGTTCGCAGAGTCTGCAAGTTCTAGGTCACTGACCGAGGTCTCAAGGCTAGTGATCTGTTGCGACTGTGCAAGGAGACCGTTCGCACTATCAGAGACAGTTGCCTCTAGTGAATCAAGTGCCGTAGACGTGACCTGTAGATCTGAGTCAAGTCCACTTAGACTTGCTGATAGTTGTGTCGTCTGGTTAGATACGATCGTTAGGTCACTGTCAGTCTGGGACAGACTTGTAGTCAGTGCATCGGTTGCCGATACATTCGCAGCAAGTCCATTCTCTGCGTCAGTTAGGTCTGTGCGTAGATTTACGATGTCTTGATTGATCGCAGTGATGTCTGAGTCTGTTGCATCGATACGCGTAGTAAGACTTGCAGTCGCTTCACCTGCGATCGCAAGTACCGCCTCAGAGTCTACACCTTGATTGAACGAAGACTGAAGACTTGTGATCTGTTGCGACAATGCAGTAAGACCTGTCGCACTATCAGCGACCTGTGTCTCTAGGGACTGAATCGCAGCAGCGTCTGCTGCAAGTTGCACACCTAGATCAGAATCGATCGACGTGATCTGTGATTCTAGTTGTGTGATCAAAGAGGACTGAGAGGTAATCGCAGAGTCATTCTGGTTGACCTGAGTTGTCAGTGCCTGTTGCGCAGTCGATACTGCGGAGATCTGTGCACCAAGGTCAGAGTCTACCGAATTCAATTGTGCCGATAAGTTTGTGACATCTTGTGAGACGATTGCTAGATCAGAGTCCGTAGCAGTGATCTGAGTTTGGAGTCCCTGTTCTGCGGTAGCAACTAGGTTGGACACGAAACCGGAATCAACACCCGCAGTAGCTAATGCGGTCTCTAGTGTCGTAATGTCTGCCGCTAGTACGTCAATCGCACTATCCGACATCTGGATAAGTGTCAGTAATTCTTGACGTGCCTCTGCCGTTCCACTGATTAGGAAGTCGGAGTCGATCGCCGCAAGGGTAGATGAAAGTTGTGTGATGTCAGAAGACATGATAGTGATGTCACTATCGTTCGCATCGATCTGTGTCTGTAGTGCATCTATCGCAGTTGCGTTTGCAGCGACCGCAGTACCTGCGACATCTAAGTCATTCAGTTGCGTCTGTAGTGCAAGGATTGCCGATGAGTTCGCACTGACCGAACTATCTGTCAGATTGATCTGCGTCGTCAGTGTATTCTCTAGTGTGGAGGTTGCGCTGGTTATATCAGTCGCGACCTGAACCTCTAACGCAGTCACCTCTTGTGCCAATGCGGTTAGGTCTGAATCGGTTTCGGTTATCTGTACTTGCAATCCGTTGATCGCAATAGTGTTCGCTGCGACGTTCCCTTGGAAGTCAGAGTCTAGTTGCGAGACTTGTGTCTGTAGGGATTGTATGTCACTGTCAGATAATGTCAGTAGTGAGTTCAGATTTGCAAGGAGTGTCGCCTGTGCGATGAAGTCTGAGTCCATCGATGCAGCGAGTGCTGCAAGGTCTGAGTCTGCCGCGACATTCGCCAGTTGTAATGCAGCGATAGCTGTTAGCAGAGATTGAACGTCAACTTGAACTGCACCTACGTCCGAGTCAAGTGCGCTTAGGTCGCCGATGATGATTGCACGAGCATCACTGTCTGCGTCTGCCTGTGCGGCGAGGTCTGCCGCAAGTGCATTGATCGCCAGAGTGATCGCAGCGTTAATATCATCTGAGTCAACGACTGCAAGAAGATCACTGTCAAGACCTGCAACGACCGATGTAAGGTCCGCAATCTTATCACTATCAAGATCCATGCGGGATGCAAGAGACGCAAGGGCAAGCGTGTTCGTATCAATTCCCGACAGATCGAGGTTGTTTAATGTATTTTCGACGGCAGTCAAGTCACTATCAAGATTAATGATAGTTGTACTGTGTTGGTTCTGTTGACCTTGTAGAGAAATGATGACCGGCGAACTAAGTACCGCACTATCAACATCTAGGTTTGCTAGACCCGATGCGATACCTGCATTAATTAGATTGGTAATTTCCTCTAGGGAAGCACCACTGCCGAGTTGAGTAAGCGAGTAAAGTTCTGCGAAGTTCGCATTGATCTTTTCACCAGCGGAACGTAGGTTATCACCTGTCCCGTCGTTAGCGCTTTGTCCTGTATTAATTATTTGTCTTGACATTATCTAGCCCTTGATAGTAATGTGTTATTTATTCTTGAGAGAATGTATTTCCGTCTTCTGTGAACTCATCGTCGGATCCACCCCCGCTACCTAAGTTTTGCTCTTGATTCGGTTCTGGTTCTGGTTCAGGTTCTGGTTGTGGTTCCGGTTGTGGTTCCGGAGTTGGTAATGGTTGTGTAGACTTCACGCGATAGTAAGTCGCCGAAGAATTTCCATACTGGTTAGAAGTATCTTCGACAGAGATCGAAGTACCTTCTCGTGTAAGTGTCTGACCGCCAACCGTAAGTACAGTTGGGAAAGGATCTCCTGCCAACACTAATATTTGATCGACCGGAACCATCTGTTCGTTGTTCCAGTAAACTAGATACGATCGAACAACCTGACCAGCAAAGTTTCCGGTGTTCTCTTGCCAGAAGTAGAACGGTTCTTGTCTACTGTACTGCCACTCATCACCCGGCTCTGGTTCTGGTTCTGGTTCTGGTTCTGGTTCAGGTTCTGGCTCCGGTTCAGGTTCTGGTTCTGGTTCTGGTTCCGGTTCAGGGTTTGGACCTGGCTCTGGTTCTGGCTCCGGTTCTGGTTCAGGTTCTGGTTCCGGTTCTGGAACTTCGGTCAGATCAACGCGGATGACACCATACCAATCCCCGTTGAAGTTAAATCCTTCTTTGTCGCCACGTTCATAGGTCGCACCATCCGGTCCAATGATTCGAATCGGATAGGTGTCCAGATCGTCCAGACGATAAATCACTTGGTCGTTCCAGATCACAGTCACTTCGTTGGTTGGATCATACTCCGACCACTTGTAGACAGGGAACGTTTCTCGATAGTGACTTACGTTGTTCGGCAACGCTGGTTGTGGTTGCGGTTCTGGTTCAGGTTCTGGATCAGTGCCTGGCTCTGGTTCTGGTTCAGGTTCTGGCTCCGGTTCAGGTTCTGGATCAGCAACAGGCATTGGTTGCGCGGGTTCTAACTTGATAGGAGTCCCATAGGTCAAATCAATGATCGACTCAGATTCACCTTCGTCCAACAACTCATAGTCACCACTCATCAATACAGACGGGTCGTCCATTGTCTGTGAGGACGTTCCTGCCCACTCTGCGATAGAACTGTAGACTTGGTTCAGACGATCTAGCGTTACGTCGTCGTAACGTGCCAGTGTTTCGAGTGACGATAGAATGAACGCGATGTCCACCGGATCGGTTTCTCGCATGGTCAGTAGTGTGTAGAGTGAATCGATATGAATGTCTACACTGTCTTCGACCAGTACTGGATAGTTCGGTACTTCGAGTGGATCGGTTGTTGGTCCGGAACGGACGCCGATTTTTGCCAGCGCGTGTAGTACGATATCATTCGCGATATGGAAACCCGCAGGGTGAACGATTTTTTTATAGAGTTCCTCGTAGTCCGCGAACGACATTCCGGTCTTCAGTAATATCGAGAAGATCTGATAACGTTCGTTGTCCTGAATGTACTTGTACTCTTCGAAGCGCAGATAGCCGCGCTCGCGGATTTTTTCGCCCGAATGATTTTCGACTGGCGAATGATCCTTACCGAATAACTTCGACTCGCCGACGATAAACATATCATTCTTCGGATAGTGTATCTCGACTTCCTCACCGAAGAACGCCTTAAAGAATTGTTCGAGGGACATCTCTGTCCCCTTCGCACGGTAAAGATCTGCTAACAGTCTTGCGATAAGATTTGGATTAGAGTAGAAGGAACGGGACTCCAGACCGTCACTTAATTCCCCCAGTAATAAGTCGAGGGACTCCCCTTCCAGATTAGAAATAGTACGAGACTCAAACAGCGATTGTATCTGTTTCGAAAACGAACCCGCCTCGTTCCCTTCCATGTACTCGTAGTACTTCTCTAGGAATCCTATGAACTGGGGATAATGTTCGTCGAAGAAATCGGGTAACGCATTCCTAACGGTGTTGGAATGAAATGATACCGCTCCTCTACGATCGTCTGTGAGTATAGGCATTATAATGAGACCTTGATATTCCCGTCATCAATCACAGCAGTTACTGTGGAGAGTGTTGTATCTAATTCAAAGATGTGATTACGAAGTGGTCGCAATGTACTTGGGTTTGCTGGTACTGCTGTCAATTTGATTGCTGTAAACAACTCATCTGTATAGAAGGATGTTAATGTGATGGTACCTTTTGCACTGTCATAAGTTCCGACATTCGATGCCAATACAACATTATCCATATTTAGAATCTGCAATACATTCGATCCTAGTTTGTTCTTAACAACTGCTGGAGAACCATTGAATCCAAACTGTGAAGAAGTAATAGTATAGGTATCCTTATCCGGAGTCCCAATCTGTACTGGTAAATTCGCAGTATAAGAAAGCGGGTTATCTTTATTCGATGTCACAAAAATGAATGTATTAATCTTGACATCCATACGAGAGTTCAGTATACTAGGATGGATATCATCAATCTCTGATAATAGATTCGAACGACGGAATGTCTTACCGAATGTTCCTAGATTCTCCTTGACCCAATCCTTAATGAACGAAGATACTTGACTTTCATTCTCTTCTGGAGTTCCTATCTTCGTCGTAGGATCTAGGTTAAAGTGTGTACGTAGTTCTAACTGTGTAATCGCAGGATAAACAAACTCTGTATCAATCGACATAATAGAAAGATTGTCTGTGAGTTCTGTCTGAATAGAATTCTGTACGAGTGCCTGTCGAGATTCATCTACGCCATCATTATAGTCGATGGAAACAAATACCTTTCCATAGACAGGGGGGACATTATCATGACCACCCCAGACCGAAACATTCTGAACGTCTGCACTGTAGTTTGCAAGGATCTGCGCGGCATAATCATCTGCGGTCACCAGACGGTTCTGAGTAGTGAACTTTTTTGGTGCCAACTTTTTGATCGATAAAATTCCTTCGCGTTCTAAACCCCCACCTGACAAGGTACCCTGTTCAACTGCCATAAGCAGGGGGGTGCCTGATCCTGTCGATAATGGACCACTTGTCCATGTGTCTGCCCCGTTCGCTTCACTTCCACGTGTACTGCGATAGGTCACGACGATCTTATTCCCCGAACTTGGTCTCTGTCCCAGTACGTTACCGTCAGAGAAGAACACTTCGTAGTATCCGTTCGCGATCTCCTTGACCATATACACATAAGAGTCATACGAAACCCTTGACACATCATTGATGTTCTGGTATACTATATCTCCATTAGTCGAGTCGAAGGATTCAAATACTTGTACGACCATACTGTTGACATCTAGGTTCTGATCTGGTATAACGTAGACTGACTCTCCCTCGTTAGCAAGGAAAGTCTTAGTGCGGGTTACACCTTCGTATACCATGACATCATCATAAAAGTCTTTACCGTTCTCTGTGCGTGTGACATAATGGTC